GTAGTCTTAATTAGTGCCACTGCTTTTCTTTGATGTCCCCATTTTGTGGAGCCCGTTAGTCCCGCCTTTTTAGGTTCAAGACTATCGGGTTTTTTATTGCCTTTAAAAAATAACCAAATATAACAGTAAGTTATAATCAGCCACCCCACCCAATGGCGACAAAGTGGCGACAGCCGTTTTCCGGACACAAAAAACCTGCTTTCGCAGGCTTCTTGTTAAATCCAAAGTGACCCCTGATTGCACCTGGTTGGATGCGGTGGAGCAATATCAATTTTACCCGGTGACACAATCTGCCGTTGGATAGACTCCAGCGTCACAAAAGTGCAACTGCAGTTTATGTTTTGGCACTGATGGTAGCGCTCTTTAGTATTCTCACTCAGATAGCGGCTTGTGCGGGCATGGGCGGCAGTTCGGCAAAGCGGGCAATGCATCATATTGATATCCCCTTCTTAATATCTCAATTTCCGCGATAATACCCTCCCCGATCGAGAACAAAACAACCTTTAAGTGAATTTACAAAAAATAATTCACATTACGAGACTTCATAAGTCACATCAGAAAGCAAAACCTCAAACTCTAGCGCCGTGGTAAAGCCGCTATTGTTCAGGCTGTGCGTGGCTTTGCTCACTATCCAAGCCTGCGCGTCGATCACCTCCTTAAACCCGCTGACACGTACTGGCGTTTCCGGTGTGATGTTAGCGCGGCCCATGGCAAGCGACAGTGAGAACTCAGCCGCTCCACGCTGTAGCTTTTCCCATTTGGCTTGCGCGGCCCGCATAGCGGCAACCTTAGTGGCGTAAATCTTGGGGATCACAAACACGTTATCCTCGGCCCCTACCAGATATTCTCCTTTCTTTTCCTCCACCGGTTTACCCGTTTTTTTACTGGCGACCGGCTTGGCTTTGGGATGCTGTAGCGCCCGTAAATGTTGTTCTTTCGGCTTACGCTGCAGCTTCACTTTCTTTGGCTTTGGCTGCTTGGTGTTGAGCCAACTCGCGGTCACCCCGGTATAAGCATCCCGATCGGCAATACTAAAGCTATGCTGATCGCCATCCTGCCGGGTGATAGTAAACACCGGTAGCGGCTTGCCGCTCACAGTAGTGCCGTTGCCCGGTCGCATAAACAGCAGACTGCCGTTCTTCACCGCAGCCACCGCGCCATTGAGGGAGGCTAACCGGGTAAGAAATGCCGCATCCGTCTCATGAGTCTGGTCGATGTGGCTCACCTTGATAACCCCCAGACCAGCGGCAATGGTGGCCTTAAGCTTATTGCGGGCCGCCACCTTCTGCACGATATGGCTCAGCGTGGTGTCATGGTAGGACTCATCGCGGCGGGTATTCAGCGACCCACGAAAATCCGCACTCCGGGCGCGAATAGTCAGCGTGTCCGGCGTGCCCCGGTGCTCTACCTCATCCACGGTAAATAGCCCCTTTGGCGTCAGTGCCGCCCCCTTCCAGCCGAGTGACAACGCAAGCACCGCATTGCGCTGCGGCATCGCCATCAGGCCGTCGCTGTCGTCCAGCTCAATATCAAGCTGATCGGCCTCAAAGCCACGGTTATCCGTCAGCGACAAGGAAATTAGCCGTTTGCGGATGTTTTGCGTGATGTCTTTGTCCTGCAGTGATAAAGAGAAGTCCGGGGCAATCAGCGCCCCGGCAGGCATAGCAACACCCGTGATCATGATAATAATCCTCCCATTGCACCGGCGGCCGGCCCGGCCATCGCGCCCGCTTTGTCGTACAGTTCCCCGGCTTGCTGGCGCAGATCGCCAAACATCGCAGACAAAGACTCATCCACCCGTTTTAAATCGAGTGTGAACTCGGTACGGCGCGGGCTGCCGTCGGCGAAAAAGTCCGAGTGGCTCTCTGATATAGACTCGATCACAAACATGCCGTAAATCGTACCGCTGCCCTCAATCAGCGGCCACGCCCGCCCCTGCTCCGCCATCAATTGCAACGTTAACAACGAAAAGCGGCCGCCGGTGATCTCCGGCAGCAACACGCCGGACAGGGTAATCGTTTCATCATCCAGCCCCAAAAACTGCGCCGCCGGACGCTGGCCTACACGCGCATTGCTCGGCCAACGGTAATCCGCCGTGCGGTTCAGGGACTGATAAGGCAGCGTTTGCAGCATGAAAACAAACAGCCCCAGCGTTAACATCATGTTGTTACCCTCCGTAATTCATGCGGCTGCGTGCAGCGGCCGCGTGTTTGCGTTGCTCGGCAGCAAGCTGGCGAGACACTTCGCGGGCAATGGCCTGCGCATCCTGTCCCGGTGCGGCATGTACCTGAATAGTGATAGGTGCCGGGGCCATCTGCACCGGCGCGGCTGGCGGTGCTGCTGCCATCACCGGTGTCGACAACGACAGCATGGCAGCCGATAGCGCCGCTGTTTTCCGGCGTCCGGTGACATTAGCCGGGCCGCCGACCACTTCCGGGCCGCGTTCGCCCACGATGCCAAACTGACCACGGGGAATGCTGCCGCCTTTGTCAAAAGCTCCCGCATAGCCCGGCCCCGGTGCCAATTCCGGCGCAGGCCGGTTGTAAGAAATGGCCGGGTTGATTTCCGTCTTATCACCGCCAAACTTCATCCAGTCCGGCAACATATCGGTAAGGCCGCTAAACTTGTCTTTCAGTGCCTGCCAGCGCTCGCTGATACCGTCAATGATGCCGTTAATCATGTTCATCCCGGCTTCTTTGAACTTGCCCGGTAAGGCTTTAGCCGACCCCACAAGGTCATCCCATTGCCCGCCCAGCCACGTTTTAAGCCCTTCCCATGCCGCCTTGGTTGACTGTTTGACACGTTCCCATGCTGCCGACGTCGCCGTAGTGATGCTGTCCCATGCACCCAGGGTGGCATTCTTGACCGTCTCCCAGACGGCTTGAAATTTTGGCCCCAGCGTTTCCCAGTTATGCCAGATGTAAATCGCCCCCATGGCCACCAGGCTGATCACGGCCAGAATCGGGTTAGCCATCATGATGCGACCTAACCACATCACCGCCGTGCCGACAAAACGCAGACTTTTGACCAGACCGGCAAACGACACACGCCCGACGATGGACATCAATTTGAGCATGCCGCCGCCCATCGTCAGCAGGGAACGCCCCACTACACCACCGGTAAACTTCATTACGGTGCCAAGCCCACGCGCAGCGGTGGTTATGCCTTTAAACGAAAACTTGGCGGCAATCCCGCTCAGCTTAAACACCCCTTTGGTTAGGCCGAGTGTGGGCCCCATCAATAGGCTAAGAGCGGTGATCACCGGCCCGGCCAAAAAGCCCACAATAGCCAAGCCGCCAATCACCGCCGTAATGCCCAATGCCAGCTTAAACAGCGTGCCTGACAGCTCCGGGTTTTCCTTCGCCCATTGCCCGGCCACGCCGAGCCATTTTGTGGCTGACTGTGTAAGTTGGCGTAACCCGGAATCCTGCTTATCAAAGACCTCAATCTGAATATCCTCAAAAGCCGAGGATAGGTTTTTTAAGTCGCCGTCGAGGTTATCCGTTTTCGTCTTGGCGATGTGCTCTGTCGCTCCCCTGGAGTCCGTTACCGTCTGCTTTTTCGCACCCAGCTTGCCGTTACCTGCCGCCGCTATCAGCTTGATAGCGCCTTTCATCGCCTCTTCACCGAAAATCACTTTCAGGTATTCAGCCTGCTGCGCGGTGCCGAGCTTGTTCTTTTTAAACGAGCTGTCGATTTTCTTCAGGATGCCTTCGATCGGCAGCATGTTGCCTTTGCCGTCTTTGGTTTTCACCCCCAGTTCTGACAGCGCATCCTGCGCCTGCCCGACCGGTGCTTGCAGCCGGGTAAACATGGCACTCGTCGCCGTCCCGGCCATGCTGCCCTTAATGCCGTTATCGGCCAGTACGCCCAGCAGTGCGGTGGTGTCCTCAATACTGGTCCCGGCCGCCTCGGCAATCGGGGCGACGTACTTCATCGCCTCGCCAAAATCCATCAGGTTGCTGTTTGAACTGGTAAAGCCCTTGGTCATCACATCCGCAACGCGCTGGATCTCGTCTATCGGCATGTTAAACGCCGATTGCATATTGGTGATGATGTCCGCCGCGTCGGCAATATCCAGATCGGAGGCCAACGCCAAGTTCACCGTGGATTCGGTCGATTTCAGAATGGCATCACCGTTAAAGCCGGATTTCGCCAATACTGATTGCGTGCGGGCGACATCCGTCGGTGAAAATGCCGTTGTGGCCCCGATGTCCCGCGCCTGCTGGCGAATAGCCGTCAGTTGTTTGTCGTTTTTCGCCAGCCCTAAGGTGGCCTGCGTGTCTGACATCTGCTTATCGAATTGCACGCCCGGTGCCATAAAGCGGCTTTCGGCATACAACCCGGCGGTAGCGACACCCAGCCCAACAGCGCTTTGGTTGCGAACGGTTGCCCCCAATGCTTTACCGGCCTGCGCCCGCTGTTTAATGCGGCTCAGGGATTCCTGTTTTTTACTCAGGCGCTCCAGCTCCGCACGTTGGCGATTGAGTGCGGCGGTGGCCCCGCTGGCGCTGGCTTTTAACCGACGTTGCTCGGTGCTCAGTTTTTTGGTGGCGATACCGTCCGCATTGAGCGCATTGCGCTGGCGCTGCACGGACTGGCGCAAGCCATTGTATTTTGTTTGCAGCTCGGCAGCGGCGCGTTTGGAGGCTGCCAGCAATCGCGCCTGCTGTGCCGTGGGTTTTTCCGTGGCCTTGAATTGGACGGCCAGCGCCGCCGCTTCCGCCTTGGCGGTTTTCAGCGCCTGCCCGGTGACAGCAAGCTGCCCTTGTTGCTTACGAAAACCCTCAATCCGGGCGGCCTGGGCGTCCAGTGCTTTGAGGGTTTGTTGTGTGGTTTTAATGTCACCGGCCAGCGTTTTGCTTGCCTGTTGGATACTCTTGAGCGGGCGGGTGGCCTGGTCTACGGCCTTCAGCAAGACCTGAAGCTGCAGGCTTTTACTCATCGTGATTCACTCCGCTGCGTTGCAGGGCTTTATGACGCCAGTTCAACAGCTCCGTGAGCGTCATTCCGGCCATTTCAGATGGCGGCCAGTGGAATATCACTGCGATGTCCGCCATCAAGTCATCAACGCCCAGCCGGGCGTCTATCGCTACTCCACCGACTTCGGCGACAAAAAACCGACAACCTGCCCGGCCAGCGCCACCAGGTCCGACAATTCCAGT